CCCTCGGCCGACGGGACGAATTTCATCCGCCAGCAGCTGGCCGCCGTGTCGGCCAGCCTGGTGCCCTATCATGTGCTGACCGGGGATGTGTCACAGGCCAACTATTCGGGTCTGCGCGCCGCCCTGCTGAGCCTTTGGACCCTGCTAGACGATGACCAGCAGAACCTGATTATTCCGCTGGTGTGCAAGCCGGCACTGGAACGCCGGATGCGGGTCCTCGCGGCCCGGACGGGCGATCGCCGCTTCCTCGAGGTCAAGGCGACCTGGGCGCTGCCGGTCAGGCGCCACGCCGACCCGGTCAAGGATCTGATGGCGGAGCTGATCGAGATCCGAAGCGGTCTGAAGCTGGTGGCCCGCTCGCTGGCCGAGCGCGGCATCAATGCCGAGGAACATATGCGCGAGATCAAGCGCATGAACGACCTGATCGACGGCCTTGGCCTGGCGCTGGAATCCGACCCGCGCCGCGTGACGAAGAGCGGCGTGCTGCAGGCGGCCGCCGGATATCTGATGCCGAAGGACGGCATGACGGACTCGGCCTCGGCCGACTGACCCCGGGGGACCCCATGACGAAAACCGCCATTCTGGCGGCGGCCTCGGCTGCCGCCCTCATTTCCTCTGGCCTGACGCGCGACCCGCCTGGCACGACCGAGGATCGCCGCGCCCACCCGCCGCAAGGCCCGCAGGCGCGGTTCGCGGCCTTTCAGCCCAGCAGCTATGCCGCCGAGACCCGCTCGGTCGATCTGGTCCTGTCGATCGGCGCGCCGGTCACCCGCTATGGCTTCGTCGAGGAGCTGGAGATTTCGGCCTCGGCCATCGACCTGGCCCGCGTCACGCGCGGTCTGGTGCCCCTGCTAAACGCCCACAACAAGTGGGAGGTCAATGCCGTCCTCGGTACCATCTCAAACGCCCGCTTCGAGACCGACGGCGGTGTTGCCGCTTTGGTGGCCACGGCCACCTTTGCCGACACGACGGCCGGTCGAGAGGCTGAAGGCATGGTCTCGCGCGGCGAGCTGCGCGGCGTGTCGATCGGCTACGACCCCAAGAAGTGGGAACTGGTCTCGATCGACCCCGACACCGAAGTCCGGACCTGGCGCGCCACCTCGTGGGAACTCCTCGAGGCCAGCCTGGTCCCCGTTCCCGCCGACCCCGCCGCCGGGGTGCGCTCGGCGGCCCCTTCCCCCGGCCTTTCCAAAACCCCCGGCACTCACGCCACCCAGGAGACTGAAGACATGATCCGTTCCCGTATGATGGGCGGCGTGGCCGCCGCCGCGCTCGCCTCGCCCGCCTATGCCCCCGACGATGGTGCTGGCGGTGCTGCCCCGGCCACTCCGCCGGCCGAGCGCGCGGCAGATCCCGCGCCCGCGCAACAACCCGCCCCCGAGGCCACGAACGCCGTTCGTGCGGCCCCGGCTTCGGCCCCGTCGCCCGCCGGTGGCGTGACCCGCTTCAGTGCGGTCGATGCGCTGTCGTTCTCGGCCGATGCGACGGCCTTTGGTCTCGGCACCCGCGCGTCTGAGCTGGTGGCCCAGAATGAGCGCGGGGAGATCAGCGTCGAGACCGCCCGCGCGACCCTGCTGCGCGAAGCCGGCGAACTGCAGCGTGCGGCCACGGGCGGCGCGCCGCAGTCCCCGGCAGCCGGTGGCGCCGGTCGCGCCGGTGTTCCGGCAGACTCCCCCGAGGCCACCCGTTCGGCCGTGGTGGATGCCCTGGTCGCCCGCACCCTGCGGTCGGAACCGACCGAACAGGCCCGCCAGTTCATGGGTATGCGTCTGCTGGAACTGGCTGTCGCCCGCACCGCCGGTCTGAACCCGCGCGAGCGTGACCCGCTGACCATTCTGCGCGCCGCCCACACCACGTCGGACTTCCCGCTGATCCTCGAGGCGGCCGGTAACAAGATCCTGCTGGCCCGCTACAACGCGGCCCAGCCGACCTATCAGGCCATTGCCCGTCGGCGCGACCTGACCGACTTCAAGGCCACAAAGCTGCTGCGCATCGGGGACTTCCCGACGCTCAAGGCCTATGCCGAGGATGGCGAGATCCAGAACGGAACGATCAATGAGGGCCGCGAGTCGGTCACCCTCGGGTCGTTCGGTCGCATCCTGCGCCTGTCGCGACAGGCGATCGTCAATGATGATCTGGGCGCGTTCGACGATGTGTTCGGCTCGATCGGCGGCATGATCCGTCGCTTCGAGAACGCCACGGCCTATGCGGTCAAGGCGCTGAACAGCGGCAATGGTCCCAAGCTGTCGGACAACGTCAATCTGTTCAACTCGGCACACGGCAACCTGGCCGGTTCGGGCGGTGCCATCAGCGTCGCCACCCTGGGCACGGCCCGCGCGGCCATGATGAAGCAGACGGATCTGGACGGAAATGTCCTGAACCTGATGCCCAAGGTGCTGCTGGTCGGCGCCGACCAGCTGACCACGGCCCAGCAGGTGACGGCCTCGATCCAGCCGGTCGTGCTGGGCGAGGTGAACCCGTTTGCGGGCCAGCTGCAGGTGGTGGCCGAGGGCGCCGTGGCCGGCAATGGCTGGGAGCTGTACGCCGATCCGGCCGAGGCCCCGGTCTGGTCCTACGGCTATCTGTCGGACTCGCCCGGCCCGCGCGTGATCTCTGAAGAGCCGTTCAACGTCGACGGGATGGCCTGGCGCGTGACGCTGGACTTCTACTTCGGCGGTGTCGACTACCGCGGCGCCTATCGCAACGCCGGCGCCTGATCTCCTCCTGACGGCTGATCCCGTCGCCTTGGCCGGGGCCGCGCAAGCGGCCCCGGCACCCTTTTCCGCTCCCGATGACCCCAGGCGACCCGACGTGCCCGCGCGCGCCGGGTCGCCTGTCTTCACCGGCGGCAGACCCTCCGGCCCCACCCAGCGCAAGGAAAGCGAACGATGCGTACTTATATCAAGCGGGGCATTGGCCTCGACCTGGTCGCCCCCTCTGGCGGCGTGACCGCAGGCACCGGCGTCAAGATCGGCTCCATCATCGCCATCCCCTCGACCGATGCGGCCCAGGGCGAGACGTTTAACGGCGACACCGAGGGCTGCTTCGAGCACGCCGCCGCGACCAGCCAGGCCTGGACCCAGGGCGCCCTGGTCTACTGGGACGACACCGCCAAGGTCTTCACCACGACCTCGACCAGTAACACCAAGGCCGGTGTGGCGATCGAGGCCAAGCTGTCGGCCGCCGCCGTCGGCAAGGTCAAGCTGATCTCGGTCATCTAGGGCCGCTGTCATGAGCTTCGCCGAGGCCGTGGCGCGGCAACAAGATGCCGTTTTCCGCCGCCTCGGCGAAGACGCGACCTGGGCGGGGATCACGGACCCCGTCCGGATCCGCGTCGCCGAAAAGGACGAGGAAGCGAGCTGGCGCGAAAGCCAGGCCGTCGTCCGCGTTCGCTATGTGAGAGTCCGCCAGTCCGAAGTGTCGGCACCGGTGGCGGGTCAGGTTCTGGTCCGTGCAACGACCGAAGAATCGCTGCGCGTGATCGAGACCCCGACGCTGGACCGCAAGGGCGTCTGGCTGTGCAAGGTGGCGCCCCATGAGTAGCCAGAGAGAGACCGTTCTGGCGGCGGTCGAGGCCCTGCTGGTCGCGACCCTGCCCGGCGCCGACGTCGGCCGAAACCGAAGTTTTTCGACCCGCATCGGCGTGGGCGGCGCTGTGATCATGACAGATGGTGATCCCGGCGAGCCCGAGGTCGATCTGTCGCCGATCAATTACACCTATCAGCACCGGATTCCGCTGATGTTCGCCGCCCCCGATCGGTCGACGCTGGAAGCCCTGTTCGCGTCCCTCCGCACGGCGGTCGAAGCCGATCGCTTTCTGGGCGGTCTGTGCGGCTGGCTGGAGACGGAGGCCCCCCAGACCGACAGCCTGGACGGCTCTGGCGTGGAAGCCCAGGCCGAGGCCAGCGCCGCTGTCGTCGCTGAATATTCCACCCCCTCGCCGCTGTAGCGGCAGAATCTGACAGGAGATCGATATGGCAGGCAAGCGCGCGCGTGGCGCCAACGCCGGTGTGGCAATGGCGTGGTCGACGGCGGGGTACGGGACCGGGCCCGCCACCGGTTTTCGGGGGATGCCGGTCGTCAGCATCGACCTGGGCGAAAGCCAGGACATTCTGGATGATCCGACGCTGGGCCGGGGGCGCAATGCCCAGGACGGCGGCGACGGGGCGATCAACGACGGCGGCTCGGTGACGGCCGGGGTCGATGTGCGCTACATCGGCCTGCACCTGAAGGGCATGTTCGGGGCTCCGGTGACGACCCAGGGCGTGGCCGCGACCGGTAGCTATGTCTTCTCGGCCCAGCCGGAAGAGGACGCGACCCTGACCATTGCGGGCGAGGATGTGACCTTCGTCGCCTCGGGCGGTGTGGCCGCCAACCTCGAGGTCGATATCGGTGCGACCCTGGCCGACACCCTGGCCAATCTGTGCCGGGTGCTGAACGCCTCCAACGACGCCGACATCGCGGCCATGAGCTATCGGGTGAATCTGAAGGGCGACACCCTTCTGATCATCCACGACACGATCGGCACCGCCGGCAACTCGGTCACCCTGGTGGCCTCGACGGTTCCTGCGTCCAATGCGACCCGGTCGGCGGCGACGCTGGCGGGCGGCTCGGCCTCGGGGCCGTACAACCACGTCTTTACCGCCGGCGCCCAGGACCTGCCGGATGCGGCGGTCGAACTGTGGAACCCCGAGGTGCCGTCGTCGCGGCTGAACTTTGGTGTGATGTACGACAGTATGTCGATCCAGAAGCAGCGCGGGGGTCTGCTGAACGCCAGCTTCAATCTGGTGGCCCAGGGCGAGACCGAGGCCGCCTCGCGCCAGTCCGGAACCCTGTCGGCCGAATGGGCCTGGGAGCGGTTCTCGCAGTTTTCCGGCTATGTCGAGGACGCAGGCGTGCCTCTGGCCTATGTGCAGAGCGCGACCCTGAGCGCGAACAACAATCTTGAGCGCGATGAATCGATCCGCTCTGACGGGCGCATCGGCGGCGCGGATCCGGCGGCCTTTTCGGCCGGTCTGGACCTGACGGTCCGGTTTGCCGACACCCGCATGCGCGACAAGGCCAATGCCCGCGAGTCCCTGACGCTGCGGGGTGGCTGGACGCGCGGTGCCCACTCCCTGACCTATGTGATGGAGAATGTGCGCCTGCCCCGCCGCCCGGCGTCCCTGACCAGCCCGGGCGGTATCACCGTCAACTATCCGGCCATGGCCTTCGAGAACCAGACGACCCAGCGGTCGCTGGTGGTGACGCTGGTCAACGACGTCGCCGAATACTGAAGCCGGGGCGCCTGATGCGCGCCCCTGCAGGCCCCGCCGGTTCGCCGGCGGGGCTTTACCGACTCCAACCGTCCCTCCCTGTCCGGCCCCCGCGACGAACGGCGTTCGTGGCCCGGGCCAAAGCCGAGATCGAGACCATCCATGCTTGACGTGACCCAGGCCCCAGCCAAGGCGGCCCCCGAATGGCTGACGCTGATGCCCGATCTGGACCCGCCGGTGCGGGTGCAGGTTCGCGCCGCCACCCGGGCCGATCGCATGGCCGCCCGCGCGGCAGCCCGGGCGACGGTGCGCCTGGGCGGTGACGGTTTCGAGGGTCATGTGACCTATGTCCTGACTCTGGCCCAGCGCGTGATCCAGGCCTGGGAGGGTGTCGGGGATTCGGACGGCCAGCCTGTCGAGCCTTCCCGGGACCAGGTGATCACCGACGAAGAGACGGGCGAGCTGGAAGACGTCATCCCCGGCACGATCAGCAATCTGATGAACGGCGTGGACGCCGCCTTTGAGGCATTCGAGCGGCAGTATGTGACGCCGCTGCTGATCGCGGAGCAGGCGGCCGAAGCGGAAAAAAAAGGCTCATCGCCCTCGCGGCCTTCGTCGCGCGCGGGGGCGAAGAAAACTGCCGGTTCTGCCGGGAGATCAACGGCGAAACCTGCGAAGGCTGCCCGCTAGAGATCAACCAGCCCCGTACCGATGACGGGATGCTGGCCTGGACCGTGATTGAGAGCTGCCGGTTCCAACTGCGGGTCGGGATGGCCGGGGCCTTCGCCCTGGACATGGGGGCGGTCCTGTCGATGGCCGATCATCTGCAGATCCAGACGCCGCTGCTGGCCGAGATCCTTCCGGAGATCGAGGCGGTCCTGGTCACGGCCCTGAAATCGGCCGCCGATGAGGGCGGCGAGACCGAGGATCCCCGCTGATGCCCGGCTTCAAGTCCGAATGGCTGGGGGCGACCGACCTGGCGAAGATGATGGAGGCGGACGGCGCCTCGGCGGTGCGAAAGGGGATCGTCCAGGCGACGGCCGAAACGCTGGAGGATGTGCGCCGAGAGACGCAGGGCGCCTTTGCCGGCAATCGCCTGCCGAAGACCTGGCGGGCCCGGGTGTTTCCTGAGCGGACCGACAGTCTGGACGCCGCCGGCTGGATTGAGACGCGCTCGCCGAAGATCATCGGCCCGGCCGCGACCGGGGCGACCATCAAGGCTCGCAACGGCCTGTGGATGGCGGTCCCGACAGCGGAGGCGGGACGGTTCGGCCTGAGGCGAGACGCCAATCTGGCGGCCGGTCAGTCGATCAACCGACGCGGCGCCAAGGAGCGGATCACCCCGGGGGGCTTTGAGCGCCGCACGGGGATGAAGCTGAGGTTCGTCTATCTGGGCGGCCGGCGGGCCATGCTGGTGGTCGATCAGGCCCAGCTGACGCGCGGGACGGCCACCCCCTATCGCGGACGGGGCCGGGGCTCGCGCCTGTACGGCCCGGCGGGTCGGACCATCGTGGTGTTCATCCTGGTGCCGCAGGTGCGGATGAAGAAGCGGCTGGATCTGGACGCGGTCGCCCGACGCGGCGGCGACCGGGCGACGGCGGCCATAATCAGGAATTGGAGCTAGGCGATGGTCGGATCGGTGAAACAGGTCGCGATCCGGCTGAAGCCCGAGGGCGGTGCCGAGGTCGTCGCCGAGGCCAAGCGGGTCGAGGACGCCCTGGTCGGCGGCGCGACCCGGACAAAGACGGCGACCGAGGCGGCGGTGACCGCTGCCGATCGGCAGGTTCAGAAGCTGCGCGAGGTCGCGGCCGAGGCGTCGAAGGCGCCGCGCAGCCCGGTGCAGGCCAATATCGACCGCATCACCGGCGTCTCGACCGGCGGCAATGCCCGCGCGGATGTCGCGGCACGGACGCTGTATGCGGCCGATGAGCGGGCGGCCCGCACCGCCGCCGCCATCCGCGCCGAGATCGATCCACTGTGGGCGGCGACCGACCGCTATAATCGCGAGCTGGCCGAGATGAATGCCCTGCAGGCGCGCGGGCATCTGACGGCGATGGAGTTTGCCCGGGGCCAGGAACTGGCCAAGGGGCGGCTGGATGCCACGACAGCGGCGCTGGCACGCAACACCGGCGGCCTGACCCGCAACCAGATGGCCAGCCGGCTGAACCTGAGCCGACAGGGCGCCGACGTGCTGGTCACGGCGGCCATGGGCATGAACCCGGCCATGATCGCGATCCAGCAGGGTCCGCAGATCATGGATGCCCTGGCGACCTCGGGCATCAAGGCGCGGGCCTCGATGCTGCTGCTGGGCGGTGCCGTGACGGCGGTGGCGGCGGGCGTGGCGGTGGCCGGCTATGCCGTCTGGGATGCCGGACAGCAGAATCTGGCGCTGGAACGCGCGGTGACCGGACTAGGTCGGGCCTCGGGCCTGACGGCCGAACAGCTGGACGAACTGGCGCGGGCCGGCGCGGCCCAGGGCGAGGTGTCGATCAAGTCGGCCCGGGAACAGGGCGCGGCCTATCTGGCGACCGGCCGGATCGCGGGCGAGATCATTCCGGGCCTGATCGCCCTGGGCAAGGATTATGCCTCGGTGTTCGGCATCGATGCCGAACAGGCCACCCAGAATCTGGCCAAGGCCATGGTCGAGCCGGACAAGGCCGCCCGCGAACTGACGCGGACCATGGGCATCTTCGATCAGGCGACGCTGGACAATATCGACAGCCTGATGAAGCAGGGCGACCAGCTGGCCGCGCAGAAGATCCTGCTGGAAGGGATGGAAGGCGCGCTCAAGGATCACGCCGACAATGTCGACGGCATGACGGACGCCTGGCAGGCCCTGGGCCGCTGGATCAGCGACACGACGACGAAGTTCGGCGAGTGGCTGTACGTCACCGATGCGGAACGTCTGGCGCAGCTGGACCGGGACATCGCCCGCGTGGAGCGGGGCGGCGCCCGATCCGGCGCTTTTGATCGCAACCTTGATCGGACGCTGGAGGGCGACGGCGGTCTGGCCCGGATGCGGGCCGAACGCGATGCCCTGGCTGCCGAGATCGGGGGGCGGCAACGCTCGCCTGACGAGGTGGCCCAGGCTGCCGCCAACCAGGCCGCCCAGCTGGAGAAGGATCGCGAGGCCCGCAACCGGCCGGACCGGTCGGGCGCCCGTGCGGCCGAGCGTGAGGCCCGCGAGGCGGAACAGCGCCGCCGACGCGAGGAAGACCGGCAGCTGGAATTGCAGATAGCCGAGGCCCGCGCCTATGAAGATGCTGACCGCATCCGGGCGCTGGAGGACCAGGAGGCGGTCACCCGCCGGATCCGTGAGCTGGAGGACGCCGAAGTTCCGGCGGCCGAGGCCCGTGCCCAAGCGGAGGCCGAACAGGCGCGTCTGGTGGCGGCCCGAGAGGTGTCGACGGAGCGCCAGCTGGATGTGCTGCTGCGCACCCAGGGCATCGAGTATGAGCGGCTGCTGGGGAATGAAGCCTTTGCCAGAGGGCTGGAGCGTCAGGAAGAGCTAACCGCCCGGATCCAGACCTATGAAAAGGCGGGGGTGAAGACGGCGGTCGCGCGCGCGCTGGCGCAGCGGGACCTGCTTGAGCTGGAAGAGGCCCGGGTCATTGTGATGGGCCGGGAAGTGGCTCTGGCCGCCGAAGCGCATGCCCTGACGCTGGCGCGGCTGTCGGGTGACGAACGGCGTACGCGGCAGCTGGAGACCCAAGAGCGGATCCAGCAGCGCGCGCGGGAGATCGAGCGTCGCGAGGTCCTGAACTATGGCGACGGCGAGGCGCGCGCCCGGTCCGAGATCGAGGAAGAAATCGCGGCCGAGGCCGTGGGCGCCGGTCGCGACTGGGTCAAGGGCTTCGTCGACGACATCCGGCGCGGTGACATCGGTGACGCGGTCGCCGAGCAGCTGGAGTCCGCGGCCGACCGCATGGTCGACCGGCTGATCGACAGCCTGTTCGACATGGACTGGTCCGCGATCTTTCAGGGGCAGGGCGCCCAGTCCGGCGGCATCAGTGGTGTGCTGAGCGCCGTCGGCGCCTTCTTCACCGGCGGGATCGGCCGCAATGCGGCGGGCACCGACCACTGGCGCGGCGGTCTGACCTGGGTGGGCGAGGAAGGCCCGGAACTGGCCTGGCTGCCCACGGGATCGAAGGTCGCCAGCCATCCGCGTTCGATGGCCATGATGGCCCAGGCGGCGGGTGCCGGCCCGGCCCGGATCGTCGACGCCCGAACGTATAACTTCACGGGCAATCTGATGACGCCCGAGTTCTATGCCGAGATCGACCGCCGCGACCGGATGGCCTCGCAGGTCGGGGCCACGCGCGGGGCCTCGGCCGCCGTGTCGATTGTGGATGCGACGGCCGCCGAGAAGCAACGCGGCGACCGGATGATGAGGGGGTGACGGTGATCGATCGGCTGCCGTTCCAGCGCCCCTTCACCCCGGTCGGCCTGCGCTGGCGGCTGGTGGACTCGGTGATCGAAGGCCCCTCAAGCCTCGGCCTGCCGGCGGCGCGCATTTCGACCGACGGCGGCGGCTGGTGGGTGGCCGAGTTCGACGAGATGAAGGCCTCGACGCCTGCGCATCATCGGGCATTGCGCGCCATGACCCTGCGGATGCGGGGCGGTGCCCGGCTGGACGTGCCCTTTGTCGAGCAATCGCCGACGGGAGGCGTGTCGTCCGTGCCGTTCTCGGACGGGTCGACGTTTGGCGACGGGTCCGAGTTCGGATCCGGCGCGATGGAGGCCGAGCTGGAAGAGGCGGTCGCGCTGAACGACGACACGGCCCTGATCCGCATCGTCACGGGGCAGGCGCTGCAGGGCGGGGATGTGTTCTCGATCGACAACGGCGGCCTGCTGGGGTCGTCGATGTTCGCCACCAGCCGGGTCGAAGAGGTCAGCGCCGGGCTGTGGTCGGTCGAGATCGGCCCCCAGTTCCGCCGGGCCTATGCCGCCGGGACGGTGCTGAACTTCAACGATCCGCACTGCGCCATGCGGCTGGAGGATCCGGAAGGTGGGATGTGGCCCAGGGTCACGCGCGGCTGGCACGGCATGGCCACGGCCCGGTTTGTCGAGGCCCTGACATGACAGACGAAGAGCGCGACATCCTGAGGTCAGAGCGGATCAATCTGGCCTTCTTCCTGCGGGCCGAGATCGACGGCGATGTGCTGCGCCTGGCGGCGACGGCCAACTCGCGCGCCCTGCCGGCGGATGGGGTCGAGGCGTCCGGTGGGGTCTATCAGGGCTGCGGGGCATTTTCGGCAGGCCTGCCCGACATTGATCTGGCGATGAACGGCCAGGCCCAGGGGCTGACGCTGCAGCTGTCAGGCGTCGATCCGGAGGTGATCCAGCAATATCTTCTGGACCGGGACGCGGTGATCGGTGCCCCGGCCGCCCTGGGTTGGGGTGTTCTGGATTCGCGGTATCGCCCGGTCGGCGGGGTGCGTTGGCCCCTGAGGGGGCAGCTGTTCCAGCCTCGGGTGCGTCGCCAGCGAGAGGCGGACGGTCGCTGGAGCCGGACGATATCGGTCACCCTGGTCGCGGGGTCCTATGCCCGCCGCCGGGGGATCAAGGCCTATGCCACGGCGGCGGATCAGCGGCGGGTGCACCCCACGGACGGATTCTTTGACCTGGTCGCGTCGCTGAGCCGTGGCGCCACGCGAAAATGGCCGAACTAGTGAGAGGCGCTAACGCTCGCCTCGCGGAGGCTCGCTGCTTGAGTGAAGACCCTGGCGCTACCGCTCGCCCTGCGAGGGCTCGCTGCTTGAGCGCTGGCGCGGCGGGTCCGGACCTTCTGGCTACCTTCCTGCGGGAGCAGGCGGCGTTGCCGTTCGACTGGGCCTCGGCCCATTGTCTGTTGCTGCCGGCGGACTGGATGGTGCGGCTGGGCCTGCCGGATCCGGCGGGCGAGTGGCGTGGCCTGTCGGGTGAGGCCGAGGCGCTGTGTCTGGTCGAGCAGTATGGCGGCCCTGTGGATCTGGCGGCCGTGGCCATGGCCGGTCATCCGCGCGTCGATGTCACGAACGGCGTTCGTCGCGGGGATGTGGGTGTGGTGGCCGTGGTGGGCCCCGATGGTCCGGCCGAGGTCGGGGCAATCTGTACGGGGCAGCGCTGGGCGGCCCGGGGCCTGCGCGGCCTGTCGTTCGGCCCAGCCGAGGCGCTGGCGGTCTGGCGGCCGTCCGTGCCTGGTGTCCGTGAGGTGATCTGATGCCGCAAGTCGCCGCCTGGGTGGCCGCCAAGGCCACGGCCGTGGTTGCCGGGGCCACCACCAGCCTGGCCGCCGCGCAGACCGTCTATGCAGTCGCCTATTACGGGACGCAGCTGGCGATCACTGTCGGCCTGTCGGCCCTGGCGTCGTCGCTGCAGGGCACGCCCGACAGCGATGCGGTGCAGGGCAGCAAGAAACAGCCCGTCCCACCGCGCATCCGGGGCGCTGGCCGCCGCAAGATGGGCGGCTGGTACGTGCTGTGGGAGGCCAAGGACAATCAGGCGTTCGACGTCCTGTATGTGATGGAAGGCCCGATCGAGGCGGTGCAGCAGGTCTGGTCGCACGACAAGGTGCTGACGCTGGACGGCTCGCAGAACGTCGTCGGGTCCCCGGAATATGGTGGCGGCTCAGGCGACCTGATCCATGTGGACTGGCGACTGGGGGCCTCGACCGAGACGGCCTATTCGGCGATCACCTCGGCCCTGCCGGACGTCTGGCCGTCGACCTGTCGCGGCGACGGTGTGGTGAGCCTGGGCGCGGATTACAAGCACGCCAAGAAAGAGAATCTGCTGTCCGACTTCCCGAATGGGGATCCGGACTGGTCGGTTACCGTGCTGATGAATCCGGTCTGGGATCCGCGCGACGAGGGAGCTGACCGCGAGGATCCATCGACATGGGGCGGAACCAAGTCGAACCTGGCCCTGCTGATCCTGGACCACTGTCTGCACGCGACGGGCATGGCGATGGACTGGGAGACCGAGATTGCCCCGGCCATCGCTCACTGGATGGGCGAGGCCGACATCTGTGATGAGGATATTCCGCTGGCCGCCGGTGGCACGGAAAAGCGGTACTGGGGCTCATACTATTGTGCCATTCCGGCGGACCCGCAGGAGGCGCTGGACAAGCTGCTGGCGGCCTGTGACGGCAAGCTGCTGAAGGATCAGCACGGGGTGGTGCGCCTGTGGGTCGGCAAGTACCGCGCCCCGACCGTGACCCTGACGGACGCCGACATCGTCGACTATGACATCGCGGGGGATCCTGCGGCGTTCGACGCCTGCAACGAGATCGTGCCCCGTTTCGTCAGCGAGGCCGAGAACTGGACCCTGGTCGACACCACGGCCTGGCGCGATGAGGCGGACATCGCGCGTCGCGGCAAGGAACTGTCGATGGATCTGCCGCTGGAGTGTGCCCATAGCGGCCCCCTGGCCCGGCGCGTCGGCAAGGCGGTGCTGCGTCGTCAGCAGGCGCCCCTGCGCGGGACGCTGCAGGCGCGACTGTCGGCCGTCGAGGCATTGGGCCATCGCTGGATCGCGGTCGATCTGCCCGACCTCGGCCTGGACGGGGCGGTGCTGGAGGTCGAGACCGGCGGTCGGATTTCGTTTTCACGCGGCGCCGTGGACTTCAGTTTCGTGCTGGGCGACCCGCAGGCCTATGACTGGAATGCGGCGACCGAGGAACAGTCGGTTGACCTGACGCCGCGCCCGCCGATCGTAGCGCTGGATCCGCCCGAGATCGATACGGTGACGCCGTTCGCCGCCAGCCTGGGATCTGTGGATGGTGTTCGGCTGGCGATCGAGGGCAGCGGTCCCGATCGGGATGACCTGACCTGGTTCGTGCGCTGGCGCGAGACGGGCGAGGACAGCTGGAGCGTGGGCGAGGTCGCCGATGAGGCGGCGGGGTCGCCGTTCATCGGCAGTTCCGGGTTTGTCGCGGCGGTAGCATCCCTGGATGTGGCCATAGGCTTTCAGACCGGCGCCGGATCGACCCTGTGGTCGGCGACCGTGACGGCTGACACGTCCGTCGCGCCGCCGCCTGCCGTCGTGCCTGTGCCGAGCGGTCTGGTCATCGGCATGGTCGGCTCGGATGTGCGGGTCAGCTTCTCGATCACCGCGCACCACGGCCGGGTGCTGCGGGCCCTGTCGACGGAAGACTTTGAAGACGCCGTCGATGTGTCGGGTGAGCTGACGGCGCCCCCCGGGGTGCTGATCCAGTTCGACGATCTCGCGCCGACGGCGGCCACCTATCGCTATTGGGCCGCGGCCGAGAACATCGACGATGTGCCGTCCGACCCGGCCGGTCCGGTCGAGATCACCGTTTCCTGACGGCGGCCCGCCGGCCGGCCCGTCTGCATCTTCTGACAATATGGAGCCATCTCATGACCGCCATCACGGACGCGGCCAATAGTGCCGTGCGAGATTTCGCCGTCGCCGGCGTCCCCTCGTCGGGGGATCACGAGCCGCTGAAAACTGACATTCGCGCGGTGTTCGCTGTTATTGACGCCGCTCTGGCGTCCTTGGGTGTGAACGGCGCCATCACGGTAAAAAAGGCGACCCGGTCGCTACTGTATGCCGACCTGGCGCATGCCGCCGACGTGCTGGCGGTCGTCTATAATGACGCGACGGCGGCCTATAATGGGATCTATGTGAAGGTCGGCGCGTCCGGGGCCGGTTCGTGGTCGATCACCGGCCTGGCCTTGCCGTCGAGCTTTGCGGCGGACCTGGCCGCGGTCCTTACGGCTGCGGAGAATGTCGATGCAGCGGTCGTGCTGGCGCAGGCCGCGCAGTCCGCTGCGGCGGGCCATGCGAACAGCGCGGCGGCGGCGCTGGAGGCGTCGCAGGCGGCGCTTGCTCTGGCGGGCGTCGTCAAGACCTTCGATACCAAGGCTCTCGCCAACGCCGGCGTGACCGCGAATGGCGACCTGATCATGGTCCTGGCGGATGAGACCAAGGGCTTTGCCCGCACCCTGTACCTGAAAGCGTCTGGCGTGCTGCAATACAAGGTGCAGATCGGCGGTCCTGGTGTGTTCAATTCGGTGTCAGGGACCACCCTCTATGGGTCGCTGGCTCCGCTGATGCTCAACTCGGCGGCGGGCTCCAAGAACGGAGATACGTCCACCGGTTTCGGCCAGAACATCTTCGTCTTTGCCGAGCACATCTATGCCTCCGACGCCTTTGGCTATGGGGCGCTCTACAAGTTCGGCAAGGACGCGTCAGGACCCAATGATGCGCACAGCGGGGCCGCGTTCTGCTATCAGGCCGCCCACAATGTAGAGCGCGGCGCGGGCTTCGTTGTTGCCGGCGTGGATGCCGCCTTCTCGGGCATAGAGATCAACGGCGCGGTGATCCTGGGCCGCCATGTCCTCAATGCCAAAACCGTCAAGGACGCGGAGTTTACCGGCGTCTTCGTTATGGCGGAGCAGGCGTTCCGCAAACTGGGCAACGTCACC